AAGTTAGCGTCTCCAACGGAGGAATAACCAAATGGCCAGAGGGCTTCAAGCTCTTCGGATCTATAAAGCATAGAACCAGCGGGAGTCCTTTTCCATAATTTCTTATCATTGAAATCGTAGCCGAAGATAATGGCGTGGAAGTGAGGTCGGCTGAAATCGTCGCCATATTCTCCAGCCATGTAGTAGCGTATTTTGTGAGGTTGTAATCTCTTTCTAAGTCTTTTGAGGAACAATTGAAAGTGTTCATGGTGTAGCGATCCATCGCTTGGGAGATTGTCATCATTATATGTAAGAGTTATAAAAGAGTTTTTTTCATGCATTTGCGCTTCATGAGTGCAACGCATAGTCCATTGACGTGCATGTTCCATACGGCAGCTATCGCATTGACCGCATGGTATTTGAATTTGACGATGACTATCGTCATCGTTTTCCTTAAATGACAACACACGGTGTGGTTTGTCATTTGCGTGAATAGTTTGATAACCGCTTAAATAAGCGGTTATAGGAGAAGTACAGGGCATGTGAGGTGCCTAGAGGTTTTTAGAGCCTCCAGCCTCCACGTTGTGGGGCTGATCTCATATTTGCGCTCTTCGTGCGTGATGAATGATGTCTGAAAGTCCTAGCGGACTTTTTTTTGCTTACGCCTTTGCGATGCATGTACATATTTTCTCCTTTAGTGGTTGTTTGGTGTCACCTAGCACAGTAATATCAAGTAGTATTACTGTGCTGCGGGCTCAACGCCCGCTTTTTCCGAGGTACTCTCCAGAATTGGAGCAATCGCCTCGGATTTATTAAGAAGACCCATTTTCATGGCTTCTTCTTTATTTTCAGGATTATTCAAGAATTCAATCAATTCTTGAGGATCGTTATTGAACTTAGCTCTCATTTGAGCAGGCAAGGTCATAAATTCGCCTTCTGCGGCGATAACTTGGTTCAAGGCACCGTGGTAGTCCCCGATGCCAGTAAAGTCGCCATAACGCGGCGACATAGCTTTTGTAGGTAATTGGCCAGTTATATTGAACTGGCGAAGGATATTATTAATATCCGTCTCATCTTTAAAATGCTGCTGAGTCCGACTAGCGTCCTCACAACGCAGGCCGGACTCATTTGACGCAGCAAGAGTATCGTAATTGTAAGGATTACGAATAAATGGTTGATTAGTTTTCATTTTGATAATTTTTGACGAAGTTTGTTAAAAATTGTTTCTGGATCCGCATAATTTTTTACAACGTCTTTGGCTGAATGAGCCAAACGTTTAGCATCGCGATACCAGTAAGGATCAGCAGATGGAGCAATATTCTGCTGAGTATTTGTGGTTTGAGCATTAGTCAAACCACGTGTAGAACGAAGATTCATAATTTCTTCGTCTAATTTACGAATTTGAGCTTCTAAATTCGTTTTTTGTTGCGTAGATAAAGCAGTATCTTCCGCAGCTTTTAATGTTAAAGCTTTAGTTTGTATAGTATCTGCCTCAGTTTTTATAGCCTGAGCAGTTGTTGCGGTTGTTTGACTGGCTTTTAAATCAAGGTCAGCGTTGTTCGAAGATAAAGCTTGATATCCGGATACACCGGCTCCCAAAGCATTTTCCATTTTAGCGGTTGATACGCTTCCCATTGCTCCAGTAGGAACACCAGCACCGCCTTGAGAGTAAGCAAGCATGGGATTTAACCCAGCTTTTTTCATATCTTCAATAGCGGTCTGATATTGAGTTTCACGCATGCGTTCTTGGAATGCCATCTGATTTTGAGCTTGCAATGCAGAAGCATTATTAGCTGCATTGGCAATATCCCAATTCTTTTGGTTAGTTTGTTGTTGGCCGATAAAACCCAGCACGCCTCCAAGCGCGCCGGTTGCAGCAGACCCTAGATCAAATCCCATTAGAAGTGGTCAATTAAGCCAGGTACAGAGTACATTGGCAATGGACGAGCTTTCTTTACATCAAAGAAAGAATCAAAGATAAACTGCTTTCCGTTTGCTGCTGAGCCAACAGCAACGATACGGTCAACAGGTGGAGTATCAGCGATAAAAGTATCATTTAATGTGGGTAAAGTTGTGAACTTCTGGGCAAGATGCCATGCGTCAATAGTGCCAGTTGCAGTAGATCTAAAGAGTCCGGAAATTCTAGATGGATAATATCGATATTCCGCCCAACGTTCTTGGTATCCAAAGACGTTGTCGTCAGTTGTGTTTCCAGTAACATAAATTTCCTTATTAAGAATTGCTTGTTCACCAAGCATAGCAAAAGCAGGGAAGTAGAAATCGTAGCGGGTCTCACGACTCCACATACGAGATAGTCCTTGTTGATAAGTTAAATCAGCACGAATCGAAACAAGTCCGATAATGATTCCGTGCTCAACAAATGACTGAGTAAAACCATGGTTATGAGCGAGAGCAGTACCCATAGAAGCAAGTGTACCAAGAGGAGTATTGGTCCCACTAGCGGCTGAAGCCGATGTTTGAGCGATTGGGTTAATGTTAATCGGTGTTGAACCGCCTCCAAGGTATTCAGGCCTTTGGAGTCGCGCGTCAGGTGAAATGACACCGAAGTGAGATCTAATAATTTCTGTATAACGTGTTCCACCACGAGCGTCCCTCTCTAAGAGTTTTTGGATCTGGAATGATTGGCGCAACTGATTAATAGTTGCAGCAGTAGCACTAGAAAGATCAGCATAAAGTCCAGTCTGTGATCCCCACTTAGCAGTGTCAGCATCTGAAGAAACTTGTCCACTTGGTAGTCCTGAAGTATTAGTTGTAAATACTTTATCAGTATAGTCTGTGTTTCCATAACTACTATATTTAAATGGTAAACCATTGGAAACAACAGCTGCATTACCACCTAATGGTAATGTGACGGCTTCGCCTTTTTGTGGCCATGGTAAAGCTGATGTGAAATAGTCTTTACGTTTGCCACGACGAAGTAATTCGTAATTTGCGGCTGCCGTTGTATCAGTAACGTCGCCTTTATATACAAGAACAGAATCTTGTAAATTTTCATCTCGGAACCACTCGTTCCAGATGAGGTTATAGCCACGAGTCCAGAATGATCCGTGGTCTATTGTTTTAGCTGGATCTACTTGACCTACAGTAGGAAGACCCATGTAGTCTTGTAATGATCCAATAGCATATCCACCAGCAGGTGATGTTTGTTGTGGGATTACATAATCGATTGAATCGTCTGGGTTATTTTGCTCACCCATAAATTTTTGCCAATTGTCCCAGACTAATCGGTTTGGTACAAAGAAGAAAAATGAATCCATAACCATGTTGTCCATAATTGGAAACAATGGTGTTGAAAGACGGGCAAATGCCGTCATTTTTAAATTGAATGTGTCTCCGGGTAATACCTCGTCGACGTATACGGGAACAAGATAACCAGCGTCGAACGTGGTTTTGTGTGCCGACTGACAGTCGAATTTGGAGCGGGGAATGTCCGCCTTTGGAATCATAGTGAACTGATGTACGTTTACTGATTTATTGCGGTGCATTTGTGCTCCTAAGTTGTTGCGGGAGAAAGGTACACCCTTTCTCTCCGCTTTGGTTTTTACGAAGTAATTTTAACTTGTTTCCCTAAGGATAAGAGTTTTGGTTGTTCATGTAAAGTGAACATACCAGTATTGTCATCAAAGCTACCGAATTCATATAAGTCAAAATCGTCGCTGTGATGGTATAGCTGATTATCATCAGCTTGTCGGTTTATCTCATCAGAGAAAGACCGAATGGCGACACCAACAGAAGGCACGAACATTGGTCGTGCATATGCGTCCGCTGCGCGGTCTTTTACAGAACAGAGTACTAGAATCATGAGGATTTTCCTTAAGTGAGGGTACGTTTAAGTTTTCTTAATCTGGCTTTTACCACCTTAGCTTTTACTGCGAGGCGTTCAGGTGTATTTTCCAGATGTTTTAGTTTAGCAGTTTTTTCTCGTTCGTATTGTATTTCGTCAAACTCATAAGGGTTTTCCTTATTATATTTTTTATCATAATATTTTGGAGGTTTAACTTTTTTTTCATTAAAGACAACGTAATCATGAGGATATACGTCGCTTTTATATTTTTCAAGCCATGAAGTTCCGATTCCGGGTTTCAGGCTCATTTTTGCATATTCAGGTTTTCTTTGGATTATTTCCCCAGTTTCAAAGTTGACGTCTTGATAGTGGGCTTCGGCTTGTTTACCTTTTACTTTTTTAAGAACGTATCGAGTAACGTAGCCAATTGAGTCCAAGTTAGCGTCTCCAACGGAGGAATAACCAAATGGCCAGAGGGCTTCAAGCTCTT